GGGAAGCTGGATTCAAAACCTTCAATAAATCTCAAAAAGGTAAAGTTGTTATTGATGTTCCTGCTTACCATTTTCCAAAGTTGGTTAAAGTAGTTCCTAAACTTACAAGGACTAAATTTTCAACTCCTGCTCCTGTTGCGTGTCGTTTTACCAGAACCAAATTTCCAAAAACTAAATTAACCAGAACAAAATAATCATGGCAAATAAATCTGCTACAATTATCACGAAACGTTCAGGAAACAAGGCTATCAAAGTTGTTTTCCCTTTTGACTACACTTCCGTGGCAAAAATCAAAAGCTTTACCGGAAGCACTTGGTCTAAGGTAAACAACTGTTGGTATATTCCTTTATCTTTGATGAATGTCAAGGAATTGGAAAGGTGGGGTTGTTTCCTTTCCGACCCCCTGAAACTTTGGGTAAATGATGAAATTCAACGTTTGGAAGCCACTGAACAAATTATGTCTATCCCAGGGCTGAAGGGGGGGGAGCCCTACCGATACCAATGGCAAGGTATCAGCTTTATTGAAAAGCGAAAGGGAAGAGCCTTGATTGCTGATGATATGGGATTGGGCAAAACTTTACAGGCTTTGGCTTGGTTACAACTTCATCCTGAGCATAGACCTGCTGTAATATCCGTACCTGCTTCTGTTAAGCTTAATTGGGCAAGAGAATGCCATAAATGGATGACCCATAGTAACCTTCAAATCATTTCCGGGGAAAATTCTATTGGGGTTAGATTAGATCATAAAATTATAATCATCAGTCATAATCTATTGAATTACCCATTTTGGGAACAAAAAATAATAAAGGCACAACCGAAAGTAGTGATTGTTGATGAGGTGCATTATTTCAAAAACGAAAAGACAAAACGCTCTATTGCCTTAAAAAACATATGCAAAAAAGCCCCTCATCTTATTTGTTTGTCAGGCACTCCGATATTGAACAAGCCTATTGAGATTTATTTTATTGCTAATTTAATTGATAAGAATTGTTTGCCCCATTGGCCACATTTTACTAAGTATTTTTGTAATGCTAAAAACAATGGATTTGTGATGGATTATAATGGCGCAGCACATACTGAGGAACTTTATACGCTTCTATCAGAATCCATCATGATACGCAGGAAAAAGACAGACCCCGGCATTGCAGATGAACTACCTGAAAAAACTTATTCCTTCATCCCTCTTGAAATCAGTAACCGGAAACAATATGAAGCTGCTGAACATGATTTCATTTTATATACACTTACAAAAATCAAAAAGGAATTAGAGGAGTTAAACACCGAAGCGGTGAAGATCGTCAAGAAAGCTGCCAAAGATAAAAGTTTTCAATTGGAGTTATTTGATTCTGTAATTTCCAAAACTAAACAGCTGGAAATTCAAAATGAAGCGATTGAGAAAATAATGGCAGCTAAAAATTTAGTCAAGCCCGGGGAACTAAGAAGAATGGCTGCATTGGGTATAATCGAAGAGGGGATTGAGTGGATCAAAGAATTTTTGCTGACTGGGGAAAAGCTGGTTGTGTTTGTAAATCATAAAAAAATGTTGGATTTGCTTGTTAAAGCTTTCCCAAAAAATTCAGTAAAAATTGACGGTGGGGTGACCGGATTAAAACGTCAACAGGCAGTAGATCAATTTCAAACTAATCTAAAGATTCGATTGTTCTTTGGGAATAGTGCCGCTGAAGAAGGAATAACACTGACCGCTGCTTGTAATGTATGTCACTTGGAGTATCCTTGGAACCCGGGTAAATTCGATCAGAGAAATGACCGTTGTCATAGAATTGGGGCTAAATTTCCTGTCACTATTCATTGCCTGTTTCCGATTAATACAATTGTTGATAAATTAGACATCCCCCGTATTGATAGCAAAAGGAAAATTATTGATAGTGCTTTGGATGGTAAAAAGACTGAAAAAATACAAATGTTAAAAGAGTTAATTAAAATCTATAAAAAGTAAAAATCATGGAAACAAATGTAAAATGGGGTTATGATGAAGAACAGGGAAATCGCAGACCGTACAAATTAGATCAGCGTGTAGTGCTTCACAAATATGTTTTTATTCTGTGTGTATGCTGTATTGTAGCTATGGTTATTTTGGCAGGGGCTTCCGTTATTGATTCCCTGTTGGAACCTTTAAAACATATGAAATGATGTACAGTACTAAACGTGAATATGCAAACCGAAAAGAACAAGCCGTAAAAGCTTCAAAAGATCATAAAAAATCAATGGTTGGGATGAAAACTATAATGGTTCCGCATCCTACAGTACCCAAAACATGGATTGAAAAAATAGTACCCGATGAAGAGGAATAAACCAATAAAAACCCAAATCAATATGCATTTGAACCTTATCAGGCAAATTGCTTGGTCTTTCAGTACCTCTACTGGTTTGGAGTATTCTGACCTATATTCTGAGGGATGTTTATGCTGGTTGGAAAATGAGCACCTGTGGAATAAATCCAAGGGTAAAATAACAACCTTTATGTGGTGGATCATTCAATCCGGGCTTAAAAACTTTGTTGCTAAACAAAACAAATATAAAGCCCCTTTGAAAGAATTGACCTCAACTTCAGATAAGCCCATGATGTATATCCCGTATCTGGAAAAGCTTTCATTTGAGGCTGTTTTCATCGCTAAATTAGTGATAAAAAACCCTGAATGTTATCTTTATACTTCTAAAAAAGAAGCTATTAAAACCATTGAAAAGTGTCTTATTTCCAGAGGTTGGGAAAAGGAACGAATCAATGAAGGATTTAAACAACTTGAAAATTCATTTTAATGATAAGAACCCACTACAATTTTAAAATTTACTGTATTACAAGTATTTCCGGCAAACAATATATTGGGCAAACAAAAGCTACTATTGATAAACGTTGGAAAATGCATAATTGTAATAACAACAATACAGTTATGGGTAAAGCAATCAAAAAGTATGTGGTATCTTATTTTTCAATTATTGTATTAGATAAGGCAAATACCAAAAAACAAGCAAATATACTTGAGGCTTTTTACATTAAAAAATTTAATACTTTAATTCCAAATGGGTATAATATGTCAGAAGCCGGAGGGGGTTGTGTTCCCGGTTTTAAGCATACGGAAAAAGTAAAAAAAGAAATATCAGATACAAAAAAGATTTATTACTCTGATCCCATAAAAAGAAAAGAACAAAGTGAAAGAATGGGTTGTTTTTTCAATACCCCTGAAGGAAAAGAAATTCAACGTTCAAATTCCTTAAAACAAAATATCCCAAAAATAAAGGAAAAAATAAAAAATAAATTAAAAATAATAAGAAGTACTGATGAATATAGAAAAGCAAAATCAATTGAACAAAAATTAGTTTGGAATAATGTTCAATTGATAAATAAACATTCTGAAATAATAAAAAAACAATATGAAAATGGTAGGATAACTTGGAATAAAGGTAAAAGCACAGGCCCACGTTCAGAAGAAACAAAAAGGAAAATATCAGAAACTCTAAAAAATAAATAAAATGGATATTATTAGATTTTTTAATGATTTCAGCATACTTTATAGGACAGAAGGTCATAAACACTGCAGACCCGGCTTTGTAAACATAGAATGTCCATTTTGTTCAGGCAATCCGGGGCTGCATTTAGGGTATAATTTAGAAAATGATTATTGGTCATGCTGGCGTTGCGGCTGGCACCCGATACTGAAAACTGTATCCACTTTACTGAATCAATCGGAAGAAAGAACCCTGCCGATAATAAAGCAATATGGGCAGATTTATTATCACAAGGAGGTAAAGCTGAAGGAGGGGAAAAAGCCCTTTGAATTTCCTTCCGGGGTAACGGATTTATCAAAAGCCCATAAACACTATTTGAGTGAAAGGGGTTTTGATCCAGATAAATTGGAAAGGCTGTGGGGATTGAAAAGCTGTGGACCAGTATCCAAGCTTGATGTTCATGATTACAAGCACCGAATCCTGATACCCTATACTTGGAACCTTGAGGTGGTAACTTTCGATACTCGCAGCAAGAATAAGTATAAAGCAGGAAGCCGTTACAAAGCTTGTCCAAAGGAAAGGGAAAAGATTGAGCACAAAAGGATACTTTATGGAAATCAGGAAAAGTGGAAATCAACGGGAGTTATTGTTGAAGGGCCAACTGATGTTTGGAACCTTGGCCCGGAAGCTTGTGCTGTTAGTGGTATCAAATACACCCCTGCTCAGGTTAAAGTAATTTCTGAATGCTTTGAAAGGGTTTTTGTTGTATTTGATGATGACCCCCAAGCCGTGGTACAAGCCAATAAACTTGTAGCTGATTTACGATTTAGAAATAAAAAAGCTATCCGATATGATATCAAAGGCGACCCCGGGGGATTATCTGAGGATGATGCAAAATATTTAATGAAACAACTTTTAAAATGATAACCAAGATTGATAAAACAAAACATATCAGACCGGGATACAAAATCAAGGTATGTCTTCAGCCTTGTACGTATAGATTAAAAGGTGATTTTTCAATCTATCCCGGAAAGGTGTTCAAAATCAGATGTACCCCGGGTAGCAAACTAAAGCGCAATGGAAGGGGAGGAGTATGGATTGACGGTGTTTATGAACCTTTTTTCATTTACTTCTTTGAATACTTTCCAATTAAACCGGAACTTGTAAGAACAAAAAAGATAATTAAGTCTTTTATTTTTACCCGTTCTAAATAATTGATTTATAATAGCTTAAAAAATAAGGGGTATCAAATTAGGATATTATTATAAAATAGTCTATTTTTACCTCCCTTTAATTGAAAAAATTCAATGTGACGATTGAAGATAATATTACCTTGAAAGATCATAACTTGTACTGGCGTCACCCGGTATATTGTTTATGATCTTTCTTTTTGTTTAATTAAATTTACTTGATTATGGAAAGAGCTAAAAAAGCAACAATTTATGAAGAGAATAATTTCATAAACGTTTCTGAAGATCGTTTGGTTGATTATATGTCCGGGAGAAGTTTCATTTCAGTAGATACAAAAATGATGAAAGTTTTTACCCCAAACGTTGGTTATTTTTTGATCAATCTATTGAATTTTAGAAGTTATCTGAAAGCAAAACATCTAACAGAAAATGGATGGTTTTTCTGTACGCATGAACATCAACAGCTTTATGTAAATTTATCCGAAAAACAAATCAGGGCTGCCAAAAGTACCTTGAAGGAATGTAATATAATTAAAACAAAAATGAAAGGGATGCCAATAAAAGAATGGTATTTTATTGATGTTCATGTCCTGTATCATTACCTTGATTTCAACGTTTCCAACCCTACCTATCAAGGAAGGGATGAGCCTACCTTTTTAGATAGGGATGACCCTTCCTTGATAGGTAGGGTATATTTAGATAATAAGTATTTAACTAAGAAAAAGGAAGAAGAAATTATTACCCTAAAGGGTAACAATTCTTCTCCCCAAAAAGGGGAGGTTTTTTCAAATAAATCAACTAAAAAACAAACAAAAACACCAGATGAACTTCTATTAGCCCGGGTTGAAAAAGAAGGTAATGTCATAAACCCCATTCTCAAAGAACCTTTTATGATGTGGCTAAAATATAAAAGGAATAGAGGAGAATCATACAAAGATTCAGATTCAACTTTTTTAGCTTACAAAAAACTATTGAAATTTTCCAATGAAAATAATAAACAGGCAATTGAAGTTATAGAACAATCCATGAGCAACAATTGGTCAGGTTTATTTGAAATAAAAGAAGTCCAAAATAATAACAATTATAAAGCTCCCAGTAAAATCACAACTGGTTACAGAAGTTCTAATGTAGTGTACCGGGAAGCGGAAGAAATAATGTAAACAAGGCCATTTACACCACTAAATTCCCCGTTTTTAAACTAAATTGTATAATACCTTAACTTTATCCCATTAAACACTTTTAAAACAAATGATTTATGGAAAATAGTATGAGAACCATTGAACGTTGGCAAAAGTTTGTAATGCCTATGAAATTGAAAAATCTATCAGAAAGGATTCAACAAGATTTACAAACAATACCTTTCCCGGAGGATATTGCAAAAATAAAAGAAATCAAAAGCACCTTCATTTATGGAAAGTCAGAATATGGAAAAACAATTACCTCTATATTTATGCTTTTACAAGAAGAAAAAAACCTATATTTAAATTTGAACGTTGATAAAAAAGATTGTTTATTTCTTTCAGTTCCTATCTTATTTCATGAACTCAAAAAAACTTTCAAAAAAGATTATGAAGGTATGGATGAATGTGCAATAATTGATAAATATAAAGATTGTCATTTTTTAGTGCTGGATGATATCGGGGTAAAAAAACCTTCTGATTGGATGCTTGATATTTTATATTTGATTATAAATTCACGTTATGAAGATATGAAAACAACCATAATAACTTCCAACCTAACTTTGACAGAACTTTCAAATCAGTTTGAGGATGATAGAATCACAAGCCGTATCCAGCGGATGTGTAAAGTGGTGGAGAAAAAGAATTGGAAAACTGGTAATTGATGGAACGTAAAATCATTATTGGGCTGATAACCTCTTCAGAATACCTGAGAAGGATCAAGCCTGTTTGGGATAGTTCCCTGATTGAAAGTGCGGCAGCTAAACGTATGGCAGCATGGTGCTGGTCTTATTTTGACCGATATGGAAAAGCTCCGGGAAAGAACATTGAAGGCATATTGTTTGATAAACTTAAAAATGGATTGGATGAGGATACCGCTGAAGAAATTGAAACCACGATATTGCCCGGGCTAAGTGAACAATTCATAAACTCCAATGATGATATTTCTTATCTACTTCAAATCACCGTTGATCATTTAAATAAACGAAAGCTACAACTACAAAGTGAAACTGTTCAGGTATTATTGGACAAAGGTAGAGATGATGAAGCTATCCAATTATCCAAGAATTATAAACAACTATCATTAGAGGAGGAAAGAAAACCTGATCTGGATTTAGCCACTCATGAGGCTTTAATACGGTTGGAAAAAGCTTTTGAGGATTCTGCTGAGCCTGTTGTAAGGTTTCCAAAACAACTGGGAGCTTTCTGGAATGATCAGATGGTAAGGGGAGCTTTCGTGGCTTTCCTTGCACCCTCCAAGAGGGGTAAAACTTTTCTATTATTGGAATTTGCTATGAGGGCTGTGAGGCAGGGAAAGAAAGTTGCCATGTTTCAAGCCGGGGACATGACAGAAGCCCAACAAATGAAACGTATAGCCATACACCTTACCAAGAAATCAGATAAAGCCAAATACTGTGGTAGAATGTGGGAACCTGTCCGGGATTGTGTTAAGCATCAAACCGGAACTTGTGACAAGGATATCCGTGAATGTGCTTATGGGGTGTTTGAGGGATGGACTGAAAAAGCTGTCCGGGAGGATATCACCCAACAGGAATTGATTGAAGCCTATGAAGCCAATAAAGATTATACCCCATGTACCAATTGCTTGGAATACGCAGAAAGCCCGTGGGGCACTCCTTGGATAAAATTTGTGGATGTAGGAGAAGAACCTCTTGGAGTTCATGAAGCAAAAAGGGTCTGGCGCAAATTCTTTATGCGACATCGCAAAGACTTCCGGTTGGCCTCTTATGCCAATGGAACGCTGACGATAAAGGAAATGGACAGGGTGCTGGATGAATGGGATAAAGACGGTTTCAACCCTGATGAAATATTAGTGGATTATGCTGAGTTGCTTGAAGATGATAATAAAGACTACAGGCATAAACAAAACAATATTTGGAGGGGATTGAGAAAAATGAGTCAGCAAAGGGATTGTTTGTTGATCAGCCCCACTCAATCTGATGCCGATGGCTATGAACGGAATACATTAAGCCTGAAAAACTTCTCTGAAGATAAACGCAAGTATGATCATGTAACAGGGTTCTATGCCTTGAATCAGGATACCAAAGGAAGGGAAAAGAAAATAGGCTTGATGAGGATCAATGAATTGATGTTAAGGGAAGGGGAATGGGATACCAACCGTTGCATAACGATTTTACAGAACCTGAGGAGGGGCAGACCATTCTTGGGAAGTTATTGGAGCTATACGAAAAACAATGAATAAGAACACCAGAATAAAAGTTTGGAATAAATACCATCAACGTTGTGCGTATTGTGGAAAGCCTTTGGCCTATAAAGATATGCAGGTTGATCATTTTATTCCTAAACGATTGGAATGGTGGTGTATAAATCCGGGGAGAAAGGAAAAGTACAATCTACCGGAAACGTTGGATCATATCAGCAATTTAAAGCCCTCCTGTGGAAGCTGTAATCATTATAAACGGGCTGAACTTCCTGAATCCTTCCGACATACAATGAAGACTATCCATAAAAGGATCAAAAAAATTTATATTGTTAAAGTGGCTGAAGATTATGGACTTATCCAAATAAAGGAATGGGATGGGGTGTTTTATTTTGAAAAATGCTTGAAAAGAACCAAATAATTGAAAAAGTTTTTGTATAATAGATAAAACTTAATTTTGATATTCAATAAACGATGGTTGTAAAAACTGGTAGGAATTGAAGGAGCAAAAACACAAAATTAAGTTTTCAAAAAATATTTAAGATGTTGAAAGAGGATTAATAAAAATCTCAGTGGTTGCAAAACCTAATAGTATAATGCCAGTACACTTTCTAATTTTGAAAATAATTAAATCAATAATATGTTACATTATCCTTTGACCGCTGATGTTCATGTGATCAAAGACGTGTTTGAATTTTTACTTCCAATCACTGTTCCGGGGCTATTGGTTCCCCGTTTAATGAAAGGAAGGTTATTCACTTTGGTCTTGATAGCAATGAACTTTAAATTATACCGCTTTAGGGACATACAATTTAAGCCCCTAGATGCCTGAAATGTTTTGTTCTTCTGGGGGCTTTAAAAAAAGATTAAAAAAATTAAAAATATTTTCAACATAATAGTAGGATATCAAAAAACATTTCCTATCTTTGTAGTGTTGTTAAACTTATAAACACTACTACAATGAAAACTTTTACATGTATTTCCGACAATTCAAATTGGATGCGCTCTCATGAAAGTTCTTATTTGAATATTACAAGACTTTCAGGAAAATGTATTTCAATCAGTAAAACAAAAATGAGTTTATTTTCAAAAGAAGAAAGGGATTTAATATGGAAATGTATTGATGATGAAATGATACGAAATACCTCTTTGAAAATTGAATTAACCATAGATGAAATGCAAAAATTACTTGAACTTTCAAAACGATAATCTATCAATAAAACACTACAAAATGAAAACAAAATTTAAATTGCTTGAAATTAGCGTTCAGGATGCCTTAAAAGCTTACCGTGTAATTGAAGATAATCCCAACCTAAAAGTAGAATGGACATCAACTAATACTATTCTCATAAAAGGTAAAAGTATGACAGAGGAAGTTCATTCTGTTCTTATTGAAAATAATATCGAATTTGAACAAATATCATAAAACACTATACAAATCATGGAAAAATTAATACCAGTCAAAGTATCCGATGAACTCAACGTGGAGTTCCTTAAAAACAGTAACGGGAAACCAACCTGCCGCATCAATGGCAAAATAGCCTTTATAGATCGTACATACACCCATTTTGTTGCCCCAGGCAGCTCTTGGATGGTTCGTATAGTAACGATCAACCCCCGCTTCATTTTCGTGTATCCGATCATTGAAACCCATACTGCAAAAGAAAATATTGAAAATTTTAGAACCCGGCTTGCTGAAATGAAATCCGTTAAAGGAGCCACAAAAGGCAACAAGCAGTTCAAAACTAAAATGCTGTTATGATTTTTAGTAGTGTTTAGTCATAACAGACACCCGGAAACAGGAGCTTCTCAGGCTTGGCTGTCCGGGTTTTGCCGGTGAAAAGAAGTTGATAAAACAACAATAATTATTATTCATTTATTCAAAAATTTAAAAATTCATTATCATGGCTAAAAAAGCAAGTGCCCAGAAAGTAGTAAAAACAGCTTATCAGAAAGCTGCTGAAGAATTGAACGAAGTTCTTGGATTGACTGATCCCAGTATTGATACCACATTGAGTGACGAAGAGTTGAAACCGTTGTTGGTGGAAGCTATCACCCTGATTGCTGATGGTGACGAAATCAGTGAAGAAACTCAGGAAGTTGTTGATGAACTGTCCGCTGAAGCCCCGGCTGAAGAAGAGGAGGAAGAAGATGGTGCAGATTTGGCTGATGAAATCACTGCCTGTAAAAAGGTATCTGAACTTCAGGTTATCATCAAAGCAAACGATGCTTTCAAAAAAGCTGCAAAGAAACTGAACGCAATGACAAAAGTTTCTGAATTGAAAGCTACCATGTTGGCTATCGTTGCCCCTGAGGAAGAAGAGGAAGAACAAGCCCCTGCAAAAACTCCTGAAAAACCAAAACCAGCACCTAAAGCCAATGCAAAGAAAGATGCCAAGCCAGAAGGGGAAAAGAAAGCCAAAGGATTTCCAGCACGTGAAGGCAAATCAAGAATTGTTTGTATTTGTGATGCTGTAAAAACAATCGGTGCAAAAGGGATGACAATAAAAGCTGTTGCTGAAGCATCCAACAAATTGTACATCAAAGAAGGTGGTGCTGGAAAGGATAACGTAAAACAATCACTACATACCTTCAAAGTGATTATGCCAGTACTGGTTGAATTCAACCTGATTAAAGTTGATGGTGAGAACGTTTTTATGGCCAAGTAATGGGGGAATACAAAAATCCAATAAAGATAAGGGGCACGCATATGACGTGCCCTTTGCCTTTAACATTAGAATCTTACTGGACATGTGAGGCAGATTGCCTTCATTGTATGGGTAGGAGGTTGAATCAGATATGGGGGAATGAACAAAAATTTACAAACCCTGACAATGTTCATAGAATCCTTACCAATGCATTAAAGAAAGAAAATACAACACCAACAGCCAAAGCTTTATTTAAAAAGAAAGCTTTTTTTATTGGTAGGAAGGCAGATTCATATCAGCCTATTGAAAAGGAAAAGCATATAACACACCAATTGGTTGAGATTTTAAATGAACTTGATTGGCCTTATGTGATCTGTTCTAAATATCAGGAAAACATGGTTGTGGATACTCCCCTGTTTTTGAATAATAAGAATGCAAATATTTTAGTTGAGATTACAGCAGGAGGAGAATCTGACAGGGAATTGTTTGAATTCAATAGAACAACACCGGTTGAAGATAGGTTAAGAATTGCAAGAAAATGGAAACATAGTGGTATGAATGTGGGTGTCCGTGGTGAGCCTTTTATACCCGGTTATCATACCACAGAACAATTTCGGGACACCTTAAAGCTGATTAAAAGCTATGGTTTGTTGTCCTACAATATATACAACCTGCACATCAATGAATACACCATGAAACGTATGCATGCTGCAGGTTTTGATATTGAACGGATATGGGAAATGAATCAGGATGATAGGTGGAAACCTATCCAGAAAAGACTTTGTATGATAGCTGAACAGGAAGGTATAGAGCTTGGCTGTCCAGATTTCGTAAATGTCCCAAAATGCCACACAAGTACCACAAATACATGTTGTGGTATATCCGTTCCGAATGCCTTTACTTTTAACACACATGCTTGGCGCAATGAGCTTATAAAAGGGGAAGCCCCGGAAGATGTTTTGAAAAATACTTGGGAGGGGGTAGGAACTGATATAGATTTTAAAATGGCTGAAACAATAGTCTATAAAAAAGAGTCAAAAGATTTTTACACCTTTAAAAATGCAGATATATGATTTACACAATAGGAACCACAGAACTGCATACCACCAGTGAAGAAGAAAGTGTTGATAAAGGTTCACCAAATCAGGTTGTAGGCTGGAGGGATATGGTGGAAACTTGTTACACATTATTTGCTGTATGTCAAAATATTACTTTTAAAAAACCCCCATTTATAGTTGATGGTATTTCAAGAGCAGGATGGTGGGGAGCTTGTTTCAGAAATATTTGGCCTGATTGTAAAATCCATTTGAATGAAGCCGAAAAACATTGTCTGGATACACTCAAAAGAAACTTCCCAAAGGACAAAATAACAAGCAATAGCATTAAGGAGTGGTCACCACCAACGTGTGATTTAGCTATGATTGATTTTGACTTTTTTACTTTAAAGAAAGCCGAAAAAGAATGGGTGGATGTGTTACAAAGATGGGCTGCTGCTGCAAAGTATTTAATAATAGTTGATGGTGCCTGTTTTGGCTTTAAGTTTGGAAATCTTAAAAGTTACAACTGCAGTAATGAAATTGAATATTATGATTTGCTTAACGAATTTATCAAACACAATATCCCCGGAAAAAGAATCACCCAAATAAGCAAATTTACCAATGCTGCCACTGTTGTTATTGAAGATGTGACCAAAGAAAACAAAAAAGATAAAATCAAGCATATTCCCGCTTTTAGAAACATCCAAATAACAAAGAACAAATTCAAACAACCAAAACCTTTATTTTAATGAATATAAATCCTGAGTGGGAAGAGGTACTTGATCAACTGAATTTTTTAGAGCTTGGTGGTGATTTAGGTTCAGTTGATCAAATATGTATTGATACTTTACATGGATCCATGTTCGGTTTGAATTATCGTTATACAACACTTGAAGAGGTATTTAAAACACATAAACAGGATTTGTTAAAATACTCTATTCAAAGAATAAAAGAACTTACAAAAGAAAACAATTTTCAATTCAAAAAAAGAGCCATATCACGCTGTCAGGTTGGATTTGGTACATTTGGGTGGAAGTATGACAGTAAGTTAATTGAAACAGCTATAACATGTGGTGTTTCCCTTATAGATACTGCTGAGGGATATGGATATGGAAAGGTGGAAACTATATTGGGGGGTATTTTATCCGGGCAAGAAAATCCACCATCAATTTATACCAAAGTCAGAAGGGATCATATGAGCCCAAAAGCTTTACCTGAGGCTGTAAAAAGAAGTGTGCAAAAACTTCATGCAATCCCATTTGAACAGCTTCATTTCCCACATGACAAGTTTAGTGACTCAGCTATAAAAATATTGTCAAATTTACAATGCTTAGGTAAAATAAAAGGGCTTGGCCTTGGTAACTGTTCAATTGATATGATTGAACAATCCCAAAGGATTTTAACTGAATATAATGGAACACCATTAACATCAATTCAGATTTCCTTTAGTTTATTAAATCAAAGAGCTACAAACACTATAATTCCATATTGTCAAGAACGTGGGATATTAATTTTAGCATACAGCCCATTGGGGCAGGATTTTAAAAAGCTTCAGACACCATTTTTGAAAAAGATAGCTAAAAAATATTCAGCAACAGAATCCCAAATTGCACTCAGCTGGATATTATCTTTCCACGGGGTGGTTCCTATTCCGGCAACAAATAATATTGAACATTTAAAGCAAAATATTAAAAGTAATGATTTAAAGTTAGATGCTGATGATGTACTGAAACTTTCTAATTATTATAAAAATTTGTATATATAAACTTTTAGGATTATGGATTTGAAATATGAAGATTTAGATTATTGGGCACTAAGGAAGCTGATTGCCCGGGTTGTACCCCGCATCACTCAACTGGTATCCTCCAGACGTAAAGCACATGCTGTGCAGGAAAAGGGCAGGAAAAAGAATTATAGTCAATTCAATCTCCGTCACAATGAATGGCGTAAACAGGAAAGGTTATTGAATACAGAGGAAATTAACAGCTTCCTTGAAATATCCATCCGGGCTGCTGCCTGTCCTATGCCTTTTAACATGGATGTGTGGGATGGGCTTGTTTGTATTGCTAAAGGGCAACGAATAACAACAAATAAAGGAAAAATTCCAATTGAAGAAGTTATTGTTGGAGATATTGTTTTGTCGTATAATGAAGCTACAAAAGAAACGGAATGGAAGGAGGTTTTAAAAACAACCAAATCAATAAAAGAAGATATTATTGAAATGGGGACTTCTTTGGGTTTATTGAGATTGACCCCTGATCACAATATTTTTACCCAACGGGGATGGATTGAAGCTGCTTATGTGGATATTTATGATACCATTTATACATATGAAGAAGGGATAAAAGGAATTATTGGCGTTCCTGTGGATACTTATTATTATTTGGATGAGGAGCCAACAGAGGTGTACGATGTAACCGTACAAGATAATCCAAACTTCTTTGCTGAAGGGATGCTGGTTCATAATTGTCCTTTTGCCTGCATTTATTGCTTTCCTTCCGATACTAAAATCATGATGGTTGACGGTACGGAGAAAGTGATTGAAAGAATATTGGTTGGGGATAGGGTAATATCTTTTAATGAGACAACAAAACAACTTGAACCCGCTGTTGTAACTCAGCCAATGAAACGACATTATAATAAAGAATTGATCTGTATAGAAACAGAGGATGGGAAAGTGCTAAAAATGACACCAGAACATCCGATATATACACAAAGAGGGTGGATTGAAGCAAAAGGGTTAACAGAGAAAGATGAGGTGTTGATATGGTAACTTGTAACTATTGTGGTAAAAAGTTTGTCTGTATAACTAATACTCATTTGAAACGGCATAATCTTAACCGGGAAGTGTATTTGAAACTTTACCCTGATTCAGAATTAACAAGTAAAGAACACAGAGAACACCAACACGATGCTTTAATGGGTAAGAACGTTGGAAATGTACGAAAGGATGCCCGAAAGAGAATGAATTCAAATAATCCAATGAAAGATCAAAAAATTGCTACTAAAATGGGTAATGTAAGGAAAGTTAAAATAGCAACAGGAGAAATTGACGTCATGAGTAATTTCAATCATTTACCTACCAATCATGAAAAACATTTAATTTATTGGTTTGCTGAATGGGGTATTCCTTTACAGTACGTGGGGGATGGAAAAGTAATGATTGGGGGGCTTTGTCCTGATTTTATTAATGAGGATTTGAAAATCATTCTTGAATTGAATCTCAATTTTACTTCCCAGCCAAGGAATGAAATGAATGAAAAAGAAAGGATTTACAATTCATTAGGCTACAAAGTAATTTGGGTTACTAAAATGTTAAAATCTTATGTGAAATCATGGGTGTGTCCTTTTTTCAACGGAGGCTTAAAATCAAAACGTATTATCAAGATTTGGAAAGAGAATAACAATAAAGGCAGGAAACAGGTTTACAACATGGAAGTAACTCCAAACAACACCTATGTAGCGAATGGAATTGTTGTCCATAATTGCTTTGCAAATGCTTTCCGGGCTTCTCTATACACCGCATTCTTCGATAATAGTAAAACGATGGGATTTCGCCACTGCAATCCAACCTACTACAAACAGGAAATGGATAAAATGGATAAGTACCGGGGAATGGGTGAAGCTGAAAAGAAAAAACTATCTGGAATCAATAAAGCTTATGCATATGATATGCCTTTGCGTTTGGGTATCC